GGAACTCAAATGTTAGATACATCTGATATAACAGATTTTATACCATTCGCTGATTTAACCAACGAACAAGTCGTTGCTTGGACAAAAGTAGCTTTAGGTGAAAACGAGGTTGCAGCTATTGAAAGTAACATTGCTTCACAAATTGCTGAACTAGAAAACCCAACTTCTGTAACTATGACAATAGGAGAATAAGTAAAAAAAGCTTTTTACAAGTGATGATATAAAACATAACCGGCACGGGTAAAGTGCAAACCAAATAATAACATAAAACCAAAACCAATGACATTTTATTATTCGACTAATTCGTGGTCTAGTCAATCACAACCAGATGAAAACCGTTTAAAACTTTGGAAGCATATTGCTAATAAAGAAAATTGGAGAATAGTCCAATTACCAAACGGTTATTACCAAACAGAATACCAAGATCTTCGTGATGAAGAAAATTGGAAAGATGTTACGCGGCGAGAGACATTAGAAGCCGCAGAAACCTCGATTGATAAAACAATCGAACACTACAAAAAAAAGCTTGAATTTATAAATGGGCCAAAAGTAGTAAAGACCTTTAAATAAAACCAATATTAAAATTAAATTAAATTAAATTATGTCAGACGCAATTGTCAAGAACTTGAACTTTGGTGACGAAGCCAGAGATCAAGTATTTAAAGGAATAGAAAAACTCACTAAAGCTGTTAGCTCCACATTAGGAGCTAGCGGCAGATGTGTGATGTTAGAAGACGGAACTGGAAAGCCAATAATAACAAAAGATGGTGTTACTGTAGCAGATTCAATAATACTGCTAGATCCAGTTGAAAATATGGGTGCAACGCTTTTAAAAGAAGCCGCACGTAAAACAGTGCAAGAAGCAGGTGATGGCACAACAACCGCCACCGTGCTAGCTCATTCAATACTAAAAGAAGCTTATAAAGTATCAGATAAAACAAACTCAAGAGAGTTGAAAGATGGTATAAATAAAGCAACTAAAAACGTTGTTAAGTTTCTAAAATCAATATCGGTTGATGTTAAAGGTGATATGATAGATCAAATAGCTACTATATCAACAAACAATGACGCTGAGCTTGGTAAGATTATAGCTGATGCATTTAGATCAGTTGACAATACAGGTGTGGTTATGATGGAAACAGCTTCAGATGGTAAAACATACGTTGAAGTTGTTGATGGTGTTCAATATGAAAAAGGGCTTAAAAATTCACACTTTATAACTAACAAAGCAACTAAGACTGCTGAGTTAGATAAACCACTAGTGCTTTTATTAGAATCGCCAGTGGATACAATTAGACAAATACAGTCAGTGCTAGAGTATGTAATAAAAAACAACAAACCTTTGCTGATTATCGGCGACTTAGAACAAGGTGTTTTATCGGCTCTGGCAATGAACAAAATGAAAGGTGCTATTAAAGTAAATGTTATTGACGCTCCAACATACGGTATCAACAAACAACAAATGCTTCAAGACCTTTCACTTTTAACTGGTGCTACTATCATAAATGAAGATCTTGGAGATGATATGGATATGATACAACCAGAACACTTAGGAACTTGTATTAAGAGTGTAACCTCGCATGAAGACACTGTTTTACAAGTTGATGAACCTAGCGAAGAAATACTAAGTGTTATAAAAGAATTAAAACAACAAGTGTTAGAAGAAAAAAATCCTAACAAAGTTGTAAAGCTAGAAAAAAGATTAGCGATGCTATCAGCTAAAATAGCTATAGTCAAAGTAGGTGCTAACTCTGAAATAGAATTAAAAGAAAAAACAGATAGAGTTGAAGACGCTATTTGTGCTACTAAAGCTGCTATTAAAGAAGGGATTGTTCCTGGTGGTGGTATTGCGTTACTAAATGCCTCTGAAAGAGTAAAAGCCAGTACATTAGGTGAAAAGCTCTTATTAAGCGCTATTACGGCGCCCTATAGAACTATTCTTGCAAATGCAGGAGTTGAAAATGTAGAATCTCCTTCTAGAAAAGGACAAGGCTACAATGTGGTTACAGGAAAAATGGTAAATATGACAAAGTCAGGTATTATAGATCCTTTGCTTGTCACCAAGAGCGCTCTTCAAAACGCAGCTTCCGTAGCGACTACGATTTTATCTACAGATTGTGTAATTAATAATTTAAGAATTAATGAAGGCAATAGGTAGAAACATAATAATAAAAAAAGCTAAAGAAGGTACCACCAAGACAAAAGGTGGTCTTCTTTTAGCAGAAACACATAGAGACGATATAAGATATGTAGAAGCAACAGTTGTTTCATCTGGAGATGAGATAGATGCTTTAAAAGAAGGTAGTGTAATACTTTATGATAGACACGCTGGACATAAAATTGAAGTTGAAAAAGAAACATATCACGTTATTAAAGTAGGAGACGTTGTAGTTGTATTATGAGAAGGTTAGAGGCTGACGATATAAAAGACCTCAATCTTATGAAACATTACAGGATTATAAGAAAATGGGCTTGCAGAAATAACGGTCTAAACGATGCAGATCTTGAACTATTAATTTACTTAGACTGCATGGATATGTTTAGAAAAAAAGACTTTCAAGATGGAGCTTATTCATATAGTTGGGATAATCGTCGCTGGAATACATTACTAAAAAAAGGTTGGATAGTTGTTTGGAGACATAGAAACAGAACAACACAGAAATACCATATATATAAAACATCTATTAAATGCAAGCAATTGATAAAAAGAATTTATCGTATGATGCTTGGAAAAGAAGACATACCAACTTCAGATGCTAATAGTATAATTCGTGGTAATACATATACCGACAAAGTTTTAACAAAAGCAATATATAACGTCAATAAAGACAAATACAGATAATTATGGCAAAATGCAAAAGCTGCGGATCACCTCTTTGTTCAGGTTGCTCGGCCGCACATATGAAATACGATTCACCGGCTAAACAAGTGGTAGATCCAACAATGCAACAGCAAATGATTCAACCAATGACTAATGTTCCACCAGCTGGCTCTAGCCTGGTTAATCCATTTAACCCTCAAGCTCAAGCTACTGCTCAAAGTGTTTTTGGAACACAGCCGATGATGCAAAATGCAGTTGGCGCACCAACTATGTTTAAAGATCAAACTGGTGATGGTAAAATTACACAAGCAGATGTTATAAAAGCGAGAGTAGAAGGATATAAAAAATAAAGATATGAAAAATATTAAACAATTAAAAGTAGATTTAGCTGGTCAAGTAGGTGAAAATGCTATTTGGGACGGACCATTAAGCAAAGAAGGTTTTCCAATGGGTAAAGGTTCTAGCTCAGGTAAAAATGGACTAGAAGTATCTAAAGCTCCATTTGAGTGTGGACACGGAACGCCGATTACTTCACGAGCTAAAGCATTTAAATAATATGAGTTCTCCATTTGCACAAAAGTTCATGGGTAAAAATCCTTTATCTGATGAGCAACGCGAAACTATTGCTAAGAAATACGCGAAGAAAGAAAAAGAATACAGTGCTGATAGAGGTGACGCTCCTGATTATGAAGCTAGATTGATGGCGCAAAAAGAACTAGCTAAAGAGCTTGAGCAGAAAAAACAAGAGGGTAGTTCTTCACCTAACCAAATGTCTCCACTTAATAGATATGTATCTATAGAACCTGCTATGCAGCGTCTTCAAAGAGATGCTGAAAATATAGCTGCTATGGATCAATATGGAAAAGAAAGTAGCGATATTGAAGCTGATGAAAAATTTATGAAATCAGGTCCAGGCAAAGACATGAGTGAAAAAGCGGTTGAAAAAAGAATTTTTGGTAAAAAGAAAAAAGCAAAAAAACCTATAGATATACAAGATATAGACATATATGAAATAGAAGATGGCATTTAAAATAACTCCACCATATTCAATGGATAATACTCCAATTTACAAAGTAGATATGGAAGAAGGCGTTATGGGTAAAGCTAATAACAATGGTTCTATACTTATAAGTAAAGACTTGCATCCAGATGAAGTAGAAGACGTTGTAGCTCACGAAAAAATACATCTTGAGCAAATGGATCGTGGTGATTTAGATTATGACGATAACTATGTTTACTGGAAAGGTAAAAAATATTCAAGAGCACAAATGAAAGAAGGTGCTAAAAACCTGCCTTGGGAAGCTGAGGCTTATAGAAGATCATAAATGAAAACATCTAAAAAAGGATATTTAAAAAACAGCCCAGATGTTAATAAACCTCAAAACATTATTGAAGGAGGTCATATAACGATGAAAGGAGTTGACTTTAAGGTTCTTGGAGTAGATGATAGAGGTTATGCAAAGATAATGTATCCAGGTTATGACTATCATTTTCCAGGAGCTAAATATGTAATAGAAACACCAATTAAAAACAAAAAATAATGAGTTCACCATTTCAAAAAAAATTTAGCTCTAAGTCACCATTTAGACAGGAAATAGATCCAACAGAGCTACAATACACAACAACTAATACTGCGAAAACTCTATCAGGAGAAGTAGTACCTACGAGTGGAAAGGCTGTTGTTAATATTCCAGCTAGTAGAGAGGTAGAAAAAATAGCTCCTAATGAGCAATATATTCAAAGTTTTCAACCAGAATTTAAAAAAGCTCAAGAAGGTGGATACACTGGTACTATGCCAGAATACATAAAAGAAAAAGAAGCTAACCTAGGTTACACGGGTAAAAATGTTACTGTAACTAGAGAAAGAGATTATAGTTCAGAGGTTACTCCTGATGAAACTCTTTACCCTAATCCTTATAAAAATTTTAAGTATAGAAGGTGGCAAGCAGATCAAAACAAAAGATTAACAGCAGCTCAAGAAGGCGATTCCCTCACTGGGGCAGAAATACTAAGAAGAGCTAAAGATGTTTACGGTGGAACACACGACCCATATATAGCTTCTTGGTTACGAAAAAATAAATTATCAGTTTCTGATAAACCCAATGTAAGATCTGGTAAATCTACCGAAAACTTGTCTGATTACGAATACGACATTAGAACAGGAAATTAAAAACAAAAATAAAAAAAATGGCTTACAATCAAAAAGAAACAGCAGGCAGAGGTAATATGCCTAAAACAGGTAGAGGTATTCCTACAAACATGACTAATCCTATAAATCAGAACGACCCAAAGTCAGGTAAAAATCAAAATTTAGATTTTAGTACTGATTTTTCTATTGATCCTAATTTTGGTTCTAGATACGAAAAGAAAAAAGTAGGTAGAGATGTTGTGAGGAAAAAAAATATAATGGATAGCGATTTCGGAAAAGACGCTATGAAAACAGTAGCGAAAGGAGCAAAAGGTCTTTCTAATGTTGATGTTTCTCCAAAACGTGTTGCTGGTACGTTTAAAGAAACTCTACCGGTTGTTGGAAAAGCTAAAGTTGATTATGGAGATAAGTTTTCAGATACTGTTAAAACTTATCATTATGGGCAATCTCAAGGCTTTAAAACAGGTGGTAGAGCTAGTGAAGCTTTAGGAAAAATGGGCGCTAAAGCATATGAAGCTAAATACGGGAAAGGCTCATTATAATGAAAAAAATTTGGCAATGGCTCACGGGTTCCGTCATAAAAGAAGTTGGCGAGGTTTTAGATAATCTTACAACCACTAAAGAGGAAAAGTTAGAAGCACAGCGCCTTATTACGGAAATTCTTGAAAAAGCTGACAAAGAGGCCCAAGAACAAGTTACAGCAAGATGGGAGTCAGACATGCAGTCTGATTCCTTCTTGTCTAAAAATATACGCCCAATGGTACTTATATACTTAACAGTTATATTTACAGTATGCGCGTTTTTTGATGGAAACATAGGAGAATTTAAAATAGCAGAAGAGTATATCCCAATATTCCAAACTCTTCTTGTTACAGTATATGGAGCTTACTTTGTGGGTAGAACATGGGAAAAAGCTAAAAGTATAAGTAATAATAAATAAAAAGTTAAATAAATTAAATTAAATCAAATCAAATGGCAAAAATTACAGAAGAGCAGTTAAGCGAAATCGTTGAATTGCAAACTAAACTTAATGAAGTTATTTCAAGCATCGGATTATTAGAAACTCAAAAACATGGGTTTTTACACGATGTAGCTGAGGTAAACAAGAAAATAGAAGAGTTTAAAATTAAACTAGAAAAAGAGTACGGAGCTATTTCAGTAGATCTTAAAACTGGTGAGTATACGGAAGTAGAAAAAGATGGAAGCAGTAATTAGAAAAATAAGTATTGGTTCTGATTACAAAAACGACGCAATGCACTACTCTGTTGGTCAGCAAGTTTACGGTGGTCACGAAATAGCTTATATTTTATTTAAAGAAGAAGATACATCTTACAGTATTTACATTAAGAAAAACAACGAGGTTTTACCTTGGAAAAAGTTTAATAAGAATATGGCTGTATCTATAGAATATGATTTAGAGTATTAATGAATTGTTTATTCGACTTTATAGTAAAACCAGTTGGGGAAAAATATAATAATACGATTAAAATTGAAAATAAAGATTTAATTGTAAACACTAAAATAGAAAACTGGAAGTTCGTAAATAGACTAGCTGAAGTAGTGCAAACTCCTTTAGCTTTTAACGCTGGAATAAAAAAAGGTGACAAAGTTATAGTACATCAAAATGTATTTAGAACTTTTTACGATATGAGAGGTGAAAAGAAAAAGAGTAGATCGTTTTTAAAAGATGATTTACATCTTTGCGCTTTCGATCAAATATACCTTTATAACAATGGTTTATGGAATACCGTTGGTGACAGGTGTTTTATTAAGCCTATTAAAAATAAAGACGAATTAGAAACTAAAAAAGAGTTAAGCCTTGTTGGTATATTAAAATACGGCAATAGCTCACTAGAAGCTTTAAAAATAACTCCAGGTGACATTGTAGGGTTTAAACCAAACAGTGAATGGGAGTTTGTTGTTGAAGGCGAACTTCTTTATTGTATGAAATCTAATGATATTGTAATTAAATATGAGTGTAAAGGAAACGAAGAAGAATATAATCCAAGCTGGGCGAAAGGCAGTTGAAGAGCTAATAAAGGTAGCTAAAGAACCAATTGTAGACTCAGATGATGATATATCTGCCGATAGACTTAAAAATGCTGCGGCTACAAAAAAGCTAGCTATATTTGATGCTTTTGAGATACTTACTAGAATAGAAAACGAAGAAGAGCTATTAAACGATAAACCAAAAGAAGTTAAGAAAGAAAAAACTTTTAAAGGTTTTGCTGAAGGAAGATCTAAGTAATGTACGAGCAAACACTATATAAAGTAGTCGAAGACTATATAAAACCTCACGCAATGGCTAAAATGAACAAAGCCAAAAAGTGGAAATATGGTTATAACGAGGATTATGACTTAGTAGTTATAAGCAAGACTGGCGAGGTAGGTGAAATATACGAAATACAAAACCTTAAAATAGGATTACCCAAAGCTAGTAAGGTTCATAAATTTAAAAGTAATAAATGGGAACACACTGAATACCCTCGAGAGCTTAAAAAAATAAAGTCTGTTTTTGATTGGGAAGAATACCCAGTAGACTTTAAAGAAAAATGGTATGATTATATTGATAACGAATTTAATAAAAGAGAACAAGGGTTTTGGTTCTATAATAAGGGCGTGGCTACTTACATTACTGGTACTCACTTTATGTACCTGCAGTGGAGCAAAATTGACGTTGGGCAGCCAGACTTTAGAGAGTCAAACAGATTATTCTTTATATTCTGGGAGGCTTGCAGGGCAGACTCACGATGTTACGGAATGTGTTATCTTAAGAACCGCCGTTCAGGATTCTCGTTTATGTCCTCAGCTGAAACGGTCAATGCTGCAACGATTTCTAGTGATGCACGGTTCGGTATCTTGTCAAAGTCTGGTCCCGATGCTAAGAAGATGTTCACAGATAAGGTCGTACCGATCTCGGTCAACTACCCGTTCTTTTTCAAACCGATCCAAGACGGTATGGACAGGCCGAAAACCGAACTTGCATACAGAGTACCGGCTACAAAATACACTAGAAAAAAACTTGAAACCAATGAAAAGCTTCAAGAGCTCGACGGTCTTGATACCACAATCGACTGGAAGAACACGGGGGATAACTCGTACGATGGTGAAAAACTAAAACTACTAGTACACGATGAAAGTGGAAAGTGGGAAAAACCTAATAATATATTAAATAATTGGCGCGTTACTAAAACCTGTTTACGATTAGGTAGTAAAATTATAGGTAAATGCATGATGGGCTCAACATCAAATTCCCATGATAAAGGAGGCAAAAATTTTAAAAAACTCTATGACGACTCAGATGTTACGAAGCGAAACGCCAATGGACAGACTCGTTCAGGATTATATTCTTTGTTTATACCTATGGAATGGAATTACGAAGGATACATTGATTCTTATGGACTACCTGTATTCGACACTCCAGAAAAACCGGTAGAAGGTCCACAGGGTGAAAAGATAAAAATAGGTGTAATAGAATACTGGGAGAACGAAGTAGAAGGATTAAAAGAAGATCAAGATGCTTTAAATGAATTCTACAGACAGTTTCCACGTACAGAAAAGCATGCTTTTAGAGATGAGACAAAACAGTCTTTGTTTAATCTAACTAAAATATACGAGCAAATTGATTTTAATGAAGATATGCGTAACTCTATTAATGTTACGCAAGGATCATTTCAATGGGAGAATGGTCAACAAGATACAAGGGTTATATTTAACCCAAACAAAAACGGTAGGTTTTTAGTGTCTTGGGTTCCACCAATTAATTTGCAAAATAAAAAATATTCTAAAAACGGTAGGTTTTATCCAGGAAATGATCATATTGGAGCATTTGGATGTGATCCATATGATATATCAGGTACAGTAGACAAAAGAGGTTCCAATGGATCTCTACATGGTTTAACTAAGTTTTCAATGGAAGACGCACCGCCTAATCATTTTTTCTTAGAATATATAGCAAGACCACAAACAGCTGAAATATTTTTTGAAGATGTTTTAATGGCTTGTGCTTTTTATGGTATGCCAATATTAGCTGAAAATAACAAACCAAGACTTTTATATTATTTTAAAAAAAGAGGTTATAGAGGTTTTGCAATGAATAGACCAGATAGAAGTAGAAACAAATTATCTGTAACAGAAAGAGAAATAGGTGGTATACCTAACTCAAGTGAAGATATAAAACAAGCGCACGCTGCAGCTATTGAATCTTACATAGAAACATTTGTAGGTTTAAAAGAAACAGGTTATGGTGACATGTATTTTCAAAGAACATTAGAGGACTGGGCTAAATTTAATATAAATAATAGAACTTCTCACGATGCATCTATTAGCTCGGGATTAGCTTTAATGGCTTGTAATAAACATAGGTATGCGCCAGTAAATAGAAGAAAAACAGAACCGGTTGATATAGGTATCAAAAGATACGATAACAGAGGTTATACATCAAAAATAATAAGTTAAATGAACGTTTATACTAATAATAACAGCTCTTTTCCTAGTCAAGTTGTAAGTAACGAAGAAAAAGACACATTTGAATATGGAAAGCAGGTTGCTCAAGCTATAGAGTATGAGTGGTTTAGACAAGGTAGAACTAACGGTAATAGATATTTAACTAACTGGAATAACTTTCATAATTTAAGACTTTATGCTCGAGGTGAGCAATCAATACAAAAATATAAAGATGAATTATCTATAAATGGTGATTTATCTTATCTTAAT